TCCTGACCCAATTAATAAAGTTCCTGTGGCAGGCATCGTAGCTGAAGAGGCCAAAACAACCGTATTTGCTCCTGCAGCAAAAGTTCCTGAATTATTAATAGTAGTAGTCGAAGTAGTGGTTGTACCACCCCATTGACCTGTTGCCCAACCAAATCCTGGTAATTGAAATCTTGGACCTACTACAAAATATGCGTCCAAGGTCGCTGTTCCGGTGGTCGTGAATGCAGTTCCTGATTCATTTTTAGACATAGTAATTGTAAATGTAGTCGTAGTAGGAACTGTTTTAACTTCAAACGTTTGTGTAAAATCAGCAGCTGTAAATCCTGAAGATCCAGGAATCAAACTTACAGATGAAAAAACTATTAGATCTCCTTCAGCTAAGCCATGACCTGTGCCTGTGCTTACTGTGACTGTNGGTGACCCGTTAGTTGTAGTAAAACAATTAGTCATACCAGATTTTTGTTTTGAAGAATCTAATGGGTGAATATCGTAAAAAGTACCTTCGTAATAAATATATAAAATTTTATCAGTGCCTATGGCTGCATATCTATTGCCTGATAAATCAAACCATGTATGTTGATCTCTAGCTACCCCCACAAGACTTGTTGCACCTTTTTGTGACCAACCACCTATTTTTTCTGGTAACCCATATCTAAATCTTACATACTGGCCACCAACCCATCGCCCTTCAGCACCGGTTTCAGTAATTTGTTTATCAAATCCAGGTAGTAATTGTACTTTCTGTAATGCCATAATATTTAGTATAAACGAAAAAATCCATCCTATAAACCCCCGTTTAGACCAACTAATTTAGGTAATCCAAGCAAAGGTCTTTGATCAAATTTATTTTTTTGTGCGAATGGACCATTCACATGATTATAGTGTAAAAACACTTGACCACATACTTCTCCTTTGAAAGGTTCTCGCCAATGTTCAAACTTACAACCGCTGTAAACTAACATGTCTCCTACATCTAATAATACTTGTGTCCCTTCAGGTGCACCTTGTTTTATATTCGTTGAATGATCTTTGTTATATGTAACATTATCAGATCCAGTGCCATCAATAAATATAGGCCAGGGATCACCCCCAAGATTTATTGTAGTTGATATTTCACAAGAAGGTCTATCCTTATGTCTATGCAATATGTCACCTTTTTTATAAGCTCTTGCATATGAATATGTTGGTATCAAATCTAAACCTGTTTCTTTTTTCATTATAGGCAACATTTTTACAAGCAAAGTTTCCATAACCATATCTCCATAATGACTATATGTATTAGGAACTTGTGGATCTTCCCACGTCCCAAACATGCCGTTATCATGTATGATATTGTTTTCATACATAAAACCTACTGCGTCTCTTTTTAATAAAAAATAGTTAAATATAAAATTAGATATATCGTAAGACAAAGCATTTTTTATAACGTGATATGTAAATGTCATAATGCTATCTCTGTTCCATCTTTATGTTTTTTTTGATATTTAGCTGTTGCACCTAATAAAGTTTCTACCTTTTCGTCTGGCACAACTTCTATTTCGTATTCGTCAATCCCTAATATACAACCTGCAATAAATCTTCTCATACCCATACACAAACGATATTTGTCTCCATCTTTTGTGCATATCAAAGGATTTATAATACCATTTTTTTCTATATCTATTTTAAGTTTTTTCCATCTTTCATTACGAGTTTGTCTCATTCTACCTTCTTCGGTTTGTAAGTGAGGTTCTCTAAATACTATTTGATTTTTATGTATTTTCATACGAACATTGTCTTTTGTAAAAAGTTAAAAGATACAGATATTCTTATATCATTTGATTCATTAGGTTCAACACAATGTATTAACCAAGAAGGAAACATAATACATCTACCAGCTGAAGGCGTATAATTTACTTCTCTCCATAATCTTTCAGGTAACACATCATTAGAATTCTTCATTTCTTTCATTTTAGGCGACACCATCTCAGCTCCGGTTCTAGGATCTTTTATTTTTAATTCACCACAATTTTTTGGAGTTTTAACATAATAAACACCTGACCATGAACAATTTGGATGTAAATGTGCTCTGTTGTATCCACCAGGAGGATTTACATTTGCCCACATATTACCCAGAAAAGGTTCTGAATCTAAGTGTTCTTCTACATAAATTTTATCTTGAGCTTGATGTAAAGCATTTACTAATCTTGCAAACTCAGGCTTTGTATGCATGTCTGTGGTTGAGTGCCATCCTTTTACATTTGTTCTCGATACACCTTGATCTTGATTCATCCATGTTATTATATCTTTTTCTAATTGAGTGTTTAAAGATTTATCTTTAATATCAAAATGATATATTGGAGTAGCAAAATGAAGATCCCGTCTCATTTTAATGGTGTCCCACCAAACCACATTACTAAAGATTTTCTTACACCTTTTGTTACTGGCGCAACTCTGTGTCTAATAAATGACGCAAAAAATACTGCTTGACCTTGTTTTAATTTTACTGCTTGACCTTCTTTTATTAATTCTAAATGACCTCCTTCAAATTCATTTTCTGGAGATAATAAAATAGTCATAGATATTTTTCTAACTGGAGGTTCGTTTTGACAATTTAATTCATTATCATTATGCCAATCATAAAACCCACCTACAGGATATTCTGTGTATTGAGCCATCTCTGTTATTTGCATTCCCTCAAAACCAAAATGATTACCGTTAGTAGCTAACATAGTTTTTTCAATATCTTTGTACATATCTGTCATTTCTGCAAATGGTATCCAACTAATATGGGAGGTTCTAACATTAGTATCTAGTGCTCCACTTTTTATACCTTTTTTACCAACACCTACTTCAGCATCGTTTCTTGGTTGTTTTCTTCCAGCTTCAATAACCATCTGACATTGTTTAGGCGAAAAAATAGGATTATTAGTTTGAACAATATAAGATTTCCAACGTGGTTCTGTAAGGATCATGCCGCTCCTCTGTTTTGTATTGGGTCAAATTGAACATCACAATTAGCAGCAAGAGTTCGTCTTACTTCATCAGTCCCGTTGAATGGATAAACACAATGTCTCATATCATATGGAAATATATAAAAGTCTCTTACATTCATAGGTGGTTGGTAATCTATTTTTGCAAACTGACCATTGGCAGCACCTAAAATTTGTAGTCTACCATTTTGTGGACTTTGTGATGCAGAGTACTCTTCTCCAAATGTTGATGGTAATTTTAAAATCATAACGCTTGATAAACCTGTAAATAACATTCCTCTATGTATATGTGCAGGATTATATTCATGTTGTTTCATCTCATTTATCCAAACAGAATTCAAATGTAAATCAAAATCTTTAATTTTATTAAATATTAAATAATGTTTAAACATGGCCATAAAATAATTAGTTATATTCAAAGGCAGCATATTGTGATTTTTCATTTTTGTTTGGTCTTCACCATGGTAAAACAAAGAATGTTCTTCTTTAATTTTACCTACCAACTGGGTATTAGCCTTATTTAATTTAGATTTATTTATTTTGTACAAATGATTTATACTGCAAAAAATATCTAGAGGCACTTGATATTTTAAAACCGATTGACCTAAATATATAAAATCAAACTTTGGGTTTTTCATCGTGAGTTATTTTTTCAGCTTCATTGTAACTCTGTTCTAGCTCACCAGATTTTTTTATTCTTTGTAAAGATGACAATTGACCTAAAACATTAAATACCTCAGCTTCTGAAGAATTTTCATTTAATGCTTTTGCTTTTTCATGATATTGTAATCCATAAGATTCTAGTTGATGAACGTTCACATCCTTATCATTGAAAGACCCATCATTGAATTCTTTCTTAAGTTTAGACCACATTTTTATTTCACGCATTCTATGTCTAGCAACTTTTTCCATAGACGCTTTAGTAAATACACATTCATCTAAATCTATTTTGTATTTAGTTTGTTTATATTCATCTTCTTCTTTTTCGACTTTACCCTGTAACCATTTTATCTTTGCTTCGTTTCTTCTATAGTCAAATGATAAAGTCATAAGATTATCTAAATAGCTAGATTGTTCTCTTACGCACTGCCAATACTTTGAAGCTTTGGTTGGATATCTGTTATCTTGTAACACAGAAAACCTTGCTTCTGTTTCTGTTCGAAACATTTGTTTCTTGGTCCATGTGTCCCGAAGCTCATCGACCATTCCTTTAAATGATGANAAATCTTCTTTNGATAATAAATTATTTAAATGAGGTTCTTCGCCTTGTATTACTTCTTTTACATCTTTTTTCATTAGCAAAATTTATACTATTTTCTAACCAAATACAATTATTAACTTGCTGTGAATGTTACCGTATTGGTTGTAGGTGCTTGAAATTCCTCTACAGTTGTAACAATAGGTCCATCTCCACTAACAATTCCTGATGAATTGTCAGCACATCCTGTTGATGATCCTGTTCTAGCTAAAGTCATGTCTCCTGTTTCAGACCAACATGTACCATTCCAGCTCTCAGTTTTGCCAGTTGCAGGAGGTACATCACCACCTATGAGTAAAGCAGAAGTGCTAGTTCCACAACTGTAATTATTAGGATATCTTCTTGCTGTATTGACAGCATTTACATTCGCCCAACAAGTTCCGTTCCATTGTTCACAATTAGCAGTAGTTGTGTTGGGTCCTGTTATTCCTGCAAAAGATAATGCTGCAGCATAAGTTCCAGCAGATCCTCCAGTTTTCACAGAGTTATTTAAATCATTTATTTCAGTCCAACCTGAACCGTTGTAATATTCATTACTAGTGTCTGGTGGAGTTCCTCCAAAAATCATTAATTCTTCATTGTCAGCTCCTGCAGCTCCTTGTGATGGTTTTCCATTAGGTGCTGATGTAAGATTCGACCAAGCAGATCCATTCCATGCTTCTGTTACTCCTGTTAATTGATCTCCACCAGAAGCTATAGCAGATGTATATGTACCCCCACCTGCAACGAATGCTCTTGCAGTGTTTAAATTTCCTGTTTCAGTCCAAGTTGTTCCGTTCCATTTTTCTGTATTAGCTATTGCTGAAGGTGCAGGAGGCGGTCCACCACCAAAAACTAAAGCAGCAGTTTTTATTCCAACACCACCTGCATAACCTCTAGCAGTGTTTAATGCAGTACCACTAGACCAAGTGCCCGCAGGATTAGATGTAAATGCTTTTACAGTTCGTGATGTAGAGTTATACCACATCTGTCCATTGATAGGTGCAGGTGGGTCACTTGCTACTGAAGTGATATGTGATCCTCTTATTTCTTTATATGTTG